TGCAGGCAGTCCACAGTCCTAGAATGTCGCAAGAGTTCTATGATAAGTTAATGCAAACCTTTAAGCAAATTGATATCAAGCCTAGTACAACTATGCAGGATATTCAGTTCAATGCCGGGCAGCAGGCAGTACTCAAGTGGGTGCAGTTCCAGCTTACTGGTAAGTATCATGTGCAGTACGTTGAGGATGTGTCTAAGCCTGGTATAGGCACTCGCATTGGTATGTTCTTCAGGAGGGTGTATGATAAGATACGCAACTGCTGCTGATATCCCAACGCTAGTTATGGTGCTGCATAAGTTCGTACAAGCTCCTCCATACAATACAAGAGTGTTCGATGCAGACTTCATCTCAGCTAGACTTAGTGCTGTGCTTGAAGTGGATACCTTTGATCTTGTCATTAATGAGGTCGATGGGGAGTGGCTTGGAGTTGCGTGTGCAAGTCAGCAGCCTACTTTTCTATGCCCTGAGTGGGAGTACCATGAGCACTTTGTAGTGGCTCTGCATCCTAGTGCAACACGTAGCCTAGTTAAGTGGTTGGTTAAGCGCGGTGAAGAGCGTCGATGCTTCAGGACTGTCATAGGCAGTACTACAATGAATGAAAGATACGAGTGGCTGGTGCAGGTAGCTGGAGGGCTAAAGCCTTATGGCAAAACCTTTGTGAAGGAGTACTAATATGTGTGGTGGTGGATCAGACGCTGATGGGCCGGGCAGCACTAGCGGTAAGAGTGAGGGCGGTTACGGCGGATTAGGCATGGGTAATCCTGGATCATACGGCGGAAAAAATGATCCCGGTAGAACGAGCGAAGGCGGCTACAGTAAAAGTGGTGGTGGTGATAGTTCTACTCCACAGGGATTGCGAAGTATTGCTGACATGCAGGCAGGACTGAATATAGCAGGCCCTCAGTTGTCACGCGCACGCAATAACGCAGCAGCTACGAACTTATCGTATGGGCTTAGAGCATTGGGCATGATGACAGGATTCGTTGGGTTTAGTGCTGCTGCTAGTCTGGTGACTGCTGCACGTGACTACGGACGTGGATACGCAGACCGTACTGACATGGAGAAGGCTGCTGATGCCATCGGCATGGGAGCACCCCAGAGAGGCGGCTACCCAGTATCTGGTGGTCTGGGAGGAGTGGCAAGACCCATGGCGAAAGCACCTGCAAAGGCCCCAGCTAAGGCGGCTGCATCCGGTAACGTAGGCTCTGGCTCTGCTGGTGCTACTGTTATCATGGGTGCTGAAAAGACTAGAACCGGGGCAGGAGCAGGAGGTAGAGCCAAGGGTTCTGCTGTTCGTGGGTTCGGCTCTGGTGGATTGAAACTATAAGGAGGCTGCTATGTGCGGTGGCGGCGGCGGTGGTGGTTGGGGTGGAATAGCAGGTGCGGTAGTTGGCGGTCTTGTTGGGTACATGGGTGGCGGTGGAGCTGCTGGAGCACTAGCTGGTGCTGGTGTTGGGGCAGGTGTTGGGGGTGCTGTGGGGAATGCTATAGCCCCGCCTGAGATGCCCAAGATTGACATGCCCATCCTCGACATAAAAGGCCCAGCTTCCGGTAACATGGGCACTGGTGAAACTGGTGCTCTTGTAGAACTAGGCTCCGACTCCGCTAAGAACAATAGGATAAGCTCTAAGGGTACAGGTAGTCAGGCAAGTGGCAGGACTGTTGCTGGCTTGGGTGCAGGAGGTTTACGAATTTGATTACACCTGCAAAGAAGGCGAACTCAATACAGGAGAGATGGACACAACTAGATGCTGAACGCACAGGTATCCTTACCAGATGCGAGCAGTACAGCGAGTGGACTCTCCCGTGGGTACTGCCCCCGTCTGGAACTGTACCTACAGAGGTGCTTCCTAAGTCGGGTGGTAGCATTGGCGCGAGATGCGTCAATCATTTATCGAATCATATAGTGCAGGTTTTATTCCCTGCGAATAGAGCGTTCTTCAGATCACAGCCGGGGAAGGAGACTAAAGCTGCTGCTCAAGCTGCTGGTATGCAAGAGTCCGATCTTGATCTGATCTTGGCTGGTATCGAGCGCACCAGTATGCTTAGTACGAACATAGCCACGCACAGAAGCAAGGCTGTGGACTTGGCTAAGCATCTTATCATCCTTGGAAATGCACTCCCGTACTACTACAGGGACGCACAGGGTCTGCTTAAGGTTACTGTGTACAACTACAGAGACTACGTGGTTAAGCGTAAGTGGGATGGTGGTGTCCTTGAATTGATTACTCGTGATAAGAAGCAGCTCAGCTCGTTCAACGCAGATGCCCAGGCTGTTATCAAAGCAGCTAAGCCGGGCACTACCGACGAACAGGAATGCACACTGTACACGTACGTCAAGTGGGATACGACTATCAGGAAGTACAGGGTTACTCAGGCAGCGGATCAGGTAGACCTGAAGCTGGCGGAGGAAGTGCTGTACCCAGAGAAGCTGCTCCCTTGGATTCCTCTGACGTGGCATAGAAAGCACGGCGAGGATTACGGGCGTGGTCTTGTAGAAGATTACGAGATGACCTTCAACTCTCACGCAGAACTTACTCTGGCATATAATCAGCTTATTGCTATCATGTCTGATATCAAGCGGTTCGTTAATCCGCAGAGTGTTGTTGACGTAGAAGAGCTGGAGAACTCCGAGCCGGGGTCGTATCATCCGGCAGCGCAGGGCGATGTGTGGACTCCTGATATGGGTAAGGCTTTCGACCTTCAGGCTGTTAACATGCGCGTGCGTGAGCTTGAGCAGGAGCTTGGTGCAGCGTTCATGCTGAGCACAGCTACCACTAGGCAGGCCGAGCGTGTTACTGCTGAAGAAATCAAGATGCAGATTGCAGAGCTTGAGACTTCGCATGGCGGTATCTACAGCAAGTTAGCTGATGAATGGCAGACCCCACTTGCACACATCATCTTGAATATGGAAGGTATCAGCCCTGAGCATGATATCACGCCGTTCATTATTACTGGTATGGATGCGCTGTCCCGATCTGCTGAGTCCGAAGCAGTGTACCTTGTGTTCCAAGACTTGAGCGTCACGCAGCAGCTTGGTACGTGGGGTCGGTGGTTGGATGAAGACAAGTACCTGAGTACAGCTTGCACTAACCGTGGTGTGGATAAGGCGAAGTTCTTCAAGGATAAACAGGTAGTGCAGAAGGAAGACCAGGCACGTATGCAGGCTGAACAGCAGGCCATGCAGCAAGAGGCACAGACCAAATTACAAGCTGAAGCTATGAAACAATAAGAGGATACAATGCCAGATACACAGACCCCGGCGACGGCCCCTGCCGCCCCGGTTGACCCAATGGTAGCCCCGGCTACTCCCGCCGCTCCTGCGGCTCCTCAGACCCCTGCTCCTGTGGCCCCTGCTGCGCCCGTTGCTCCAGTTGAACCTGTAGCCCCGGTGCAGCCTGCGGTGGCTCCTGCCACTGCTCCTGAGCCTGCGACCCCCGCTGTAGACCCAGCCCCGGCTGACGTTTACCAGCCCCAGCACGCCGATCCACGTGTGCAGGGAGTGGAAAGTATGCTGGCAGAGAAGGGCTTGAGTACTGCACAGGTACAGGAGATATTCGCTAAAGCGTTCGAGACGCAAGACGTCAAAGACGTAGACATGCAGAAGCTCAAAGAGCATCTTGGAGAAGCAGGCGCTAAGCTCGCTATGCAGAACCTTGAGGCTTTTAGTGCCGATGTAGCGCGAGCTGCTAAGACCTTGTACGATACAGCCGTGAATCTCACTGGCGGGGAGGAAGGGTACAAGCAGTTCAGTCAGTGGGTACAGGCCAGCGCTGATGCTGATGTGCAGCAGTTGCGTGATGCTGTTGCACAGGGTGGGCGTGTAGCTTACCTTGCACTTGATGAGTTGAATAAACAGTGGCGTACACAGAGTCAGCATGCTGTTGGTGCAGGCGCTCTGCTCACGCCCGATAGCGGTAATGCTGCTCCCGGCGTGCAGCCTTTTAGTAATCGTCGAGATTATGTGAACGCCATGAAGGAAGCACACAAGTCTCGTGATGCTGGGAAGATTGCTGCTGTGCAGGCCCGCTTCGCAGCTAAGCCTGTGTAAAGACACCCGTTAGATGAAAGCATATAGTGTGCAACTGAGTAAATTTGCGCGATGAGCGCGTTAACATTAAAGGAGAATACAAAATGGCTGATGGTGTTTCCGATCTTTTGCGCGCTCAGATGATCGCGGAGTATGGTGGTGAAGTAGAGAACCAGTTCGCTAAGTCCAGCGTCATGCGTGGGTATGTTAATATTCGTACGCTGACTGGTACTGACACGCTGGTTAATCGCCGGGCAGGTCGCACGACTTTGCAGGCTGTTAATGATGGTAACAAGAACACTCGCCCGTCCAGCACGGCTACTGAGTTCGGTAAGGTGCAGGTCACTGTTGACACTGTTATCCTTGCGCGGGACAAGCGTACCCTGTTGAACGAGTTCCAGACTGACTTTGATGCCCGTATGGAGCTGGCTCAGGATCATGGTAAGGAGATGGGTAAGTTCTTCGATGAGTCTTTCCTGATCCAGTGCATCAAGGGTGCTCAGCTTACCGAGGCTGTGCCGCTGAACGGTGCGTTTGGTAATGGGCAGAACATCGAACTCACCGCTATTGGTGACGAGCTTGATCCGACCAAGTTGGTTAAGGGTATTCGTTCGCTGATCACGGACTTCGCTGAGCGTGATATCGAGCGCAACGAGCTGATGGTGTGGGTACGTCCTGCTGAGTTCCAGACCCTCATGGATGCTGACAAGCTCATCAACACCGACTATAGCGCGAACAACGGTGATTACGCCGCTGGGCGTCTGGCTATGATCGAAGGTTGTCGTATCGTTGAAACTAACCGCATTCCTACTGCGGTGAACGCTGCGCATCTGCTTGGTACGAACTACAACGTAACCGCTGCTGATGCCAAGGCTGTTGCAGTTGTCATGCACCCGCGTTCCTTGCTTGCTGCTGAGACTATCCCGATGACCCCGGATATCTGGTACAACAAGGAAGAGCTGTGTTGGTTCATCCAGAACCTCATGGCTTACGGCGTCACCGTGAACCGTGCTGACCTCTGCGGTGCTCTGTTCAAGAAGACTGCGTAATTCTCTGCGTTGCATTAGAGTTGCTATACCCCTGCGCCATCCGGCGTGGGGGTTTTTTTCGTCCTACAGACGGGGGTAATATGGGAGTTGAATTAGACATTATTAACAGTATGCTTGCTGGGGTAGGGGAGTCCGCAGTTACAAGCGCGGAGTCTCTGCACCCGTCCTGTGTTGCTGCTAAAGCTGTCCTCCGTAGAGTTGATAAAGCTATACAGGGCAGGGGTTGGTATTTCAATACAGAGTTAGCACAGATATTGCAACCGAACTCAGTGAAGGAGATTCTTGTCCCAGATGGCACGCTGAGTATTCAGGCTACCGAGGAGGACATTGATGTTGTACAGAGAGGCCGCGTACTATACGATATAAAGAATCATACTACGGAGTTCGATAAGGCAGTATCTGTGCGCAGAATCGCTAAAGTAGATTTCGATTACTTGCCTCCGCAGGCTGCTGAGTACATCAGGGCTAAAGCGGTGTACGAGTTCTTCCTTGAAGAAGATGGCGAGGGAACGAAGACTCAGGCGCTTGCTCAAGCAGTAGCCGAGGCGCACATGCATCTGAAGGCCGAGCACATCAAGTGGCAGAAGACGAATAGCCTTAGATCGCCTAGAGCGCTGCGGGTTATGTTCACAAGAAGTGCAAGCCGAG